AAGTAAAACAAGTAAAACAAGTAAAACAAGTAAAACAAGTAAAACATGCTAAAACAATTTCTAATAATAAGTATGTATTCGCAAGTAAAAATGATATTTCTTGGAATAAAATGAGAATGTTTACACCACGAAATGAAAAACAAGAAGAATATTTACATTTGCTTTCAGAAAAAGATCCTGCTATAGTTGTAGCGATTGGTCCGGCAGGCACTTCAAAAACAATGGGAGCAACTCTTGTTGGTTTAGAATTATTGATGAAAAATCAAATTGATCGTTTAGTTTTGACAAGACCTGCTGTTTCTGCGGATGAAGAACTTGGATTTTTGAAGGGTGATTTACAAGATAAAATGAGACCATGGCTTCTTCCAATTTATGATACACTCTATATGTATATGAATCATGAAGAAATAGAAATGCTCATGAAGAGTAAATCGATCGAAATTTGTTCTTTATCACATATGCGCGGTCGTACGTTTCACAATTGTTTTGTTGTAGTAGATGAGTCACAAAATACAACCATATCTCAAATGTTGATGCTTTTGACACGAATAGGAGATAATAGCAAATTTGTTTTCACAGGTGATTTAAAGCAACATGATCGTTATAATTATCATTTTTCCGATGATAAAAGAGAAATAAAATCGAGTAATGTTTCAGGATTATCTGATTTTGTAGAAAGGTATCAAAAAAATAGTGAAATTGAAAAGAATGGCGTAAAAATGATTGAATTCCAACAACACCATGTAGAAAGACACCCTGTCATTCCTTTTATATTAAACATTTACAATGATAATTGAAAATAATTGAAAATACCGTTGTAAATAAAAATTTGACAATCCTGTAAAAAAATTGTTCAAGTAAAACAATAAAAAACAATCAATGACAGGATACGCATATTTTAGTCCAAAAAACGTGACACCACTTAATGATAAATACTATGACACCAATTGGTATCCTGTGTACAATTATCTCCGAATTTTTCTTGTTCCAAATATAGTCACATATGATGAAGATATTGAAATATTTGAACATATTCTTAAGAAAGCTGCATCACAAAATGTTTATGGAGATATAATACCATTATTTGTAAGTGATTATCAAAATCAAAATGAAGTAGATTTTGAAGAAACATTTACCAAAAATTATCATTACAATATATTCATGTTCAAATACAAAATAATAAAACTTATTTTAGAAATACTTCCACGCGGAAAATTTCTAGTTCAACGCATGGTCCATACTTTGGCAATAAGTATACAAAAAAAATATGAAAACAATTTATTGTCAAAAGATGATGAATTCCAAATTGGATTTTATATTTTAGAAACATTCAAAGCATGTATTCATGTGGGAAATCAAATAGGAATAAAAGATAAGCTTGCATCTTTTGTATTTGATGAATTCATTTTCTTAGATGAGAATTGTCATTTTTGTTGTACACGAATAATTATTTCTGCACACAAATTTGCATTTTATTCAAAATATCATTATGATATAAACGATCGTATAGATTATATGAAGAATGCAAATCTTTTATATAAAATCGTGACTAAAAATTTGGAACGGATCAATCATTTACAAAATCATGCTTTCTTATGATAGTATGCCTCTGTGAAAAGAGATATTATATATTGTTGAGCAGAATCTTGATGAAGATAGTTTTGAGCAAATAAAGAAGCATTTTGTATAATATCTTCTGATTTCTTTGGATTATTTAAGTAAAATTCTCTTTTTTTTAGGATATCATCATTTTTTAATGAAACATCAATATAATGTGTTTTTTCTTTTAATAAAGGATAATAAAAACACATATCATCACAAGACATTTTAAAAAAGAGTGATTTTGAATTCATTATCAAAGGTAATCTATCCCAAGAGCAAGTATTTCCTGGAATATCTAATAAAAATTTATAATTATATTGATGAAAAAAATCTACAGGTTTATGGTATATGAGAGGAAATTTTGAAATATTATCGAGCAAAACGTTTTTTTTAATTTGAGCAATGTTTGTTATAAAACATTCTGAAAATAAATGTGTAGGATCTCTTTCTAAAAACCATAAGCATGTCTGAATTCTTCTATTTTTTAAAGGATCTTGATTACCCGTTGTTGTTCCCCAAAATCCAATTTTATCTTTTTTATTATCCCAATTATATGGATCTTTATATATAGAACTTGAAAACTTATTACCATAATTAGATAATTGATAAATATCAGGTAATAAGACAACATGTTCATCATCTTTATGTTTGGACCATACAAGACAGTTTTTATACTCATCTAATGTGGATATTTTTTTATTTTCATCGTAAGAACTGGTTTTAATTCCATTTCTTTCTTGTACTATATGATCTAAATGTGTATATGAATCATGTAATTCGATATTATAATAACCATTTATATTAACTCCATTTTCTAAATTGGGTAAAATTTTTTTTTGTAAATAATTTGCCCAATAAAGCATGCGAGGTGCATTATCATGATGTTTATAGCCTCCTATTTTAATGATCGAATCTTCTATTTGAAAGAAAGGAATATTTAGATTAATATCATCTAAATCATTATATATATTTAATTTTTTTCCTTCTTTTTGTGCTAAATTAATAATTTCTTCCATTTTACTTCTCTACAACTTTAGTACTTAACTACTTTATTTATCTTGAATTTTATTTTTTAAATATTTTTATTTGAATTTGTATTTATGAATTCGGATGTATATTTCATTGTTGTAAAAATGAAAATAAATGCTAAAAATACAAATATAGATGATAATAAAATAATGAAAACGCGTTTGTTTATATCTATGTCATCTTGCACAGAATCATAATTTATTTCCTCATCTTTCCCAATTCGAATCTTAGATGACTCATTTTTTCGTGGATTTTCACAATAGATTGTAGTAGAAAATCGATCTATTGGATCTAATCTGAAACAAGATTGTTTTTGAGCATTTTTGAATATGAGATTCTTGATTCCTCGTTTATCTTGCATCACACGTTTTGGTATCATTATATAGCGATTATCAAGAGTATTATCAAAAGGAAATGTTTGATCAAAAGGATATGCATTTTCTAGTTTATAATTATCAAAAATAGTTTGACATTCCTCTTTATCGTCTTGTTGGCAAACTGAAGCTTTATAAAAATCATTTGATTCTTGTCTTTCAAAATCTTTTACAAAAGACATTATAGATTTTTATTTATTTACTCAAAAGAAAAAGAAAAGAAAGAAATTATGAAATATATTTGGGATCTTCTAAATATTTTGATGTATAAAAAATAGAAAATTGTGTTATTTTTTCTTCCAAATCACAATGTGCATCTAAAATGACAATCATAGGTATTTTGAATATAGATGCATGATAAGATAATTCTTTTACAGACAAAGAAACAATATCTACATGAGGATAATATCTATTTGGATTTATTTTATTTATTTCATTATTAGATTTGGGAATATTAAAATCTAAATCATGTAATATAATCTCTGCTTGTTTTGGGCAAGTAAATGATAGAATAGCATTTGTAGTAGGTGTTTCAATATTAGGTGTTTTTAGATGAATTGTTGATGTAAAATACATATTATCTTTATAATGAATAAATTCCTTTTTTTCAGGTAAATTTCGTTTATTTATCAACAAAGTATATACAATTGTATCTGAAGATAAAAAACGACAATCATAGGAAGATATTTTTATAGGATGTTTTGGTGATAGAAATGGTTTTGGTCTACTTGAAAATGATTTATTTGGAAAATACATATTTTTTAGGAATTTTGTATAAAATGTGCGTATATTTTATAAGAAGAAATGTTTACATTTTCACGAATCGATAATAGTATATCATCACAATCACTTATATCACATAAAAAAATACAAAACAATAATGAAAAAACAATGAATGATAATGATAAAAATAGTGAAACAAATAATGAAAAATCTGAATTACAATTTAAATGTGAAAATAATCATAAATTTTCAGATTTGATTCTAGGATTCATGAAACAAAATAAAAAAATTTTATTAATATACTTTGTCTTTTTAATTTTACTTCCACTAAAAGGAGTTCTTATTCCTCATTTTATGAGTAAAATGTACAATAATGTTCAACAAAAGAAGTCAATTCATATTTACCTTTATATTGTGCTTATTCTTGTAGTTTTACTTCAAATAGGATGGTTATTATCTGAGTATATCGATATGAAGTTACAGCCTTTAATACAAAAATATTTGATGGATAAAATCATACATCATGTTTTCAAAATAAATAGAGAAAATTTTAATGAACAAAGTGTAGATGTAATAATTTCTAAATTAGGAAAATTTCCAATTACATGTTACAATTTTATATCACAATTAAAATCATCTGTATTACCATCATGTTTTGCATTAATTGTTATTAATATTTACTTGCTTTTTGTTGATTATATTATTGGTTTGTCTTTTATGATTCTTCTTTTAGGACTATTATACTTTGTTCAGAGATCATTAAGTCATTGTGATAAAATTTCATATGCATGTGATCAACAAACAACACAAATGTATAGTAATATAGATGATACTGTAAAAAATATGGCTACTGTATTAAATTTTGATAAAACACAAGAAGAAATAGATTATATGTCTGAATTATTTGAAAAACAGAAAAATATTTGTACTAAAACATTTAATTGCACTTTAATTACAAAATATATTGTTATACCACCAGTCATTTTATTTGTTATTTTTTGTTTGACGAGATTTTACAATAAAATGACTAAAGGAACAATACATTCGGGAACATTTATGAATATGGTTGTCATTACATTTTTAATTATGAATACAGTTTTTACATTAACTGCTGTGTTTAAAGATATGATTGTTCGTGGAGGTATTATTAAAAGTTCAATGCATATATTTGATGAATGTAAGATTATTCCTCATTACATCGATGATGACGCTGATTTTGAAAAAGGAATTCAATTTAAAAAAGTAAACTTTAGTCGATTCCCAAATCAGGAAGAGAAACGTATATTTACTGATTTAAATGTACATATTCCAAAAAACAAAACAACACTTATTATGGGTAAAATAGGAAGTGGTAAAACGACATTAATAAATTTGATCTCAAAAAATCAAACCATTTTATATGGTAATATTTATATTGATGGTATTCCTATAAAAGAAATTAATGATATAAAAAAGAAGGTTTTCTTGATTCCACAAACTCCTATTCTATTTAATCGTAGTATTTATGATAATATAATTTATGGTTTACCTGAAAAAATAGAACCTAAAAGAATAGAAAATTTAATGCTAAAATTGAATTTAGGATCATTCTTGGAAAGCCTTCCACAAGGATTAGACTCTCATGTTGGATTTTTAGGATCAAATTTATCAGGAGGTCAAAGACAGATGATTTGGATTATAAAATTGTTTTTCTTGGATCCGGAATATGTTATTATGGATGAACCTACATCTGCAATCGATGAAAATTCAAGAGAACTTGTTTATGATCTTTTAAAAGAAATTATAGAAAATAGGACGGTAATTATGATTACACATGATAGTAATTTACAAAAATATGCTAATAACATCATTAAAATGGAAGATGGAAAAATAAAGAGTATAGAAGAAATTATAAAGTAATTGCTATTTATGAAAATCAGGTATAATTTTTACATTCGTTATCTTTTCACTTTCTAATACTTCTTTTATAATATCATAAAATGGTTCATGATGGACATATAATTCAAAATCTAATGATGCAAACTTTTTATTTCTAAAAACGAGAGGTAATGAACATATTCTTCCATAAGGAGTTCTACATGGACGTGTTTTTCTATTTGTAGGATTTTTTATACTCCATTCCAAACTAAGGGCTTTATGATTATCGAATATTTCATTTTGAGAAGTAATAGATAAAATATAAGACCAATGATTTTTCTTTCCGCTTTTTATGGATTTTTTTGTGGTAAATTTTGCTCCCCCTTTGATTTCTGCATTGTGTTGTCTTATTCTTCTTTCTCTATTTACTGTGTATCCATTATAAGTAGAATTATTTTTATCGAAAATGATGTAACAAAAATGCCGATTTGATGTTGTCAAAATTTCAGATTCCTGTTCGTCATTTTCATCTTTATCATCTTTATCATCTTTATCATCTTTATCATCTTTATGTTGTTGATGCTTATCTTCACTCTCTATATTATTTTCATTATCATTTTGATACTTATCATGATTATTAAATGAAATGATTTCTTTGGTATCTTTTATATTTTGGAAATTATCAGTGGAATTTGATTTTTCTGAATCAGAAGATTCTACTTTTAGAAAAGGAATCAATGGTTTTTCTTTTATAGCATGTTTTTTTCTATATTTTTTCTTATATTGCATTTTATTATATTTGTTTTTGTTGGAAATAATGAATAATATATCTACAAAAAGCTTATATTCTTTTTATAAAGTAAAAATAGAATTAGAAATAGAAAGTCGATTATGTTTTATTATGTTGTAAAAACGACACATGACAATGAAAATATTATAACAAATGCTTTTCCTGAAGAAGTTGAAAATGATCCTCAAGCATATTTGAAATATTACGATATATTTCAAGATAAAAATGATTACATCAAAGATGAAATTAAACAGAAGAATAATTTAGAAGAATTAATAGAGTCCTTTTCCTTTTATAGTGTTATATTTTACACAAATCTAAATACATCTAATTCTGATTCTGATTCTTCTGAATCTGAATTTGAATCTGAATCTCAAAAAACAAATATAGAATATCTCAAAACAAATCGTTGTCATATTTCTAATATCTACTCTTTTTTTGATGATATTATGAAGAATAAAAATGATAATGATAGTTTAAATAATCAATCATGGAATCCACGAATATTTAACACTATATCTATTCCTCCAAGATCTCGTTTATATCTATTTCAACATCCTGATTATAAAGGTAGAATGTATACATTTGATAATGAAAGTAATGCACATAAAGTTTATGAATTAGAAATTACATTCGATGATAATATTTCTTCTCTAAAATGGTTTACTAAATATCCTATTAAAGATAAATATGTGATCGATGAAAATGAAAAACTTTATAGACCATTCCAGATAGGAGATTCTTATGATTTAGATGAAAAAAATGAAGAATATCATCCAGATTTACATTTACCATTATATAAAATGAGAGCAGATCCTCATCATAAAAATGCAATTAATAAATGGCATAATAGATAAATAGATAAATAGATAAATAGATAAAAATATAAATAATAATCAAGAATAAATGAATATAAGAATTGTATATTTTCTTTCCATTTTATTTTTCATTACAATTATCTTAATTACTCTTATTTATAAAATTGATCGTACTCTTTATAAATTTCATCTAGATCCATCATTTTTGGAAAAATTAAATACAAAAGCAACGGCTTTTTTTCCTACTTATACATATAATTTACTTCTAAGTGGATATAACACAAAAGATAATAAACTTGGATTTGAAAAAAATCCACCTGAAGAAATAAATATATTTATAAAAGATGTACGTTCTGGAAATATCAATACTATAATTTTAAATAATGTTCCATATTCTATTGAATATTTAAATGAAGATAGATACTATGTTTATTTCAGAATTGAGCATAAATGTTCTTTGTTACCTTTAGATAATTGTAGATCTTTTAATCAAAATAGTGTATATAGGTTACCTCGTAGTTTTGTTCATATTTTAGCATTTCGATTATAAAATAAAGAATATAAGTCAAAAAGTCATGTACATCTTTATAAGAAAAATAAAGAATAAAAATAAAAATAAAAAATAACAATTTGCCGTCAAATTAACGCTAAATTCTTCTTATACGGGAAAAATTGAAATAAGCGCGGATAGTGATTTTTTATTTATATAAAATAACGTATAAACAACGGTAAAAATGAACGTTATAGATGGAATAGTTGCTTCTACTCTTCCTGAAAACTATTGTATTCGTGATTATAATACAAAATGTGATTATCGTGTAAAAAATGGAATGTGGGAATGTTTGGGAAGTATGTATATGGAAACAAACAAACAATATTACATTGATTCAAATGGTAATCTTTGTGAATCTTGCAACCTAGTACTCAAACCTGCAGACTATTACAAACAATTCAATTTTCAGATTCCAGAACCTCCTCCTTACGTGTCTGATATTATGGAAGATCTTGTGAGTCCTCCATCAGCTCCTCGTATGGGACGTCCACGTAAGTATTTTTATCCTGAAAATTACGTGAAGAAATCCCCTACAGCGTATAATTTATTTGTGCAAAATGAGATGGCTAATGTTGCTCAACAATATGAAGCGGCTCAAAGAATGCAAGCTATCGCAAACCTTTGGCATGTGTACAATAATAATTTCAAACCAACTCTGCCATCAGGTTCATCATTTAGTAATGATCAAATTGCTGAATTGTGGGAAAAATACAAGTCTTTGATGAAATGATATTTTAGTTTTCTATTTTTCTATTTTTTTATGATTTTTTTGTAAAAATCGTTAAATCCACGTAAAATAAGTAAAAACCAATATAGATTCAATACACCTAAAAAACTTGGTAAAATAAAGAGTAATAATTTATAAAAAGGAATTATAGCATACTTATATTTGTGATAGTCATTTATCATATGTTTGTAATAAAAAAAAATAGGAAACAAACGACAAAATAACCATGAAATCAATAAACACATAGCATTTATTTTATACCAAAAAGTGTTGTGCATTTTCATCTTGTAAAGCCACCAACGATTATTGACAAAAAATGTTGTTCCTTCTGAAAATAAAAGCCATGATATCATAAATTGTGATTTTTTCTCATATAGTGTAAAAAAAACTCCAAAAGATACAATAAAATGATGAAATAATATTTCCAATCCTGAAATTTTGTAAAACCAGCAAATAAAAGCATCTGTAATAAAATATACCATACTTATTTCCATTACCCATCGCGATGTTTCAGTTTCTGTAAATATAATTGATTCTTTACAGGTAAAATCTTCATCGACTTCTGAAATCTGACTTTTGAAATCTGTTTCATCCCACATAATTGATACACAATATAAAACAAAAAATGCATATATTTGTGATCCATATCGTGAATCCCAATTGTATCTATCTTTTATAGATAAATCCTTATATGATTTGAAAAATATTGGTGATAATGTTCTGGAAATGAAAAAAGAAAAAAATGTAAAAATAGGTGTAATTTTAGTCGATAAAAACATAATATTCTTCTTATCCTATTCTCATTTGTAAAATAATACTTATATTATATTAAATTTTAGATAAAAGTTCAAAAAAATGAATCAAAAATTAAAAATCAAAGAATCAAAGAATCTAAGAAAATGGGGATATAGTTGACAAAGTAATCCTATAATATTGATCATCTATTTTATCGATTATTTTTTCAATACGTGTAGAAATTTTGTTATTCGTGTCATATGATTTCAATTTATGTGATAGATTATATGTTATTTTAACTTTTTGATAATGATTATCACGCAAAATCCTTTTCATCTCTTTATCCAATGACTGTTCCAAAGAATCACAAATATGCGAGTAATAATCTTCATCAAAATCTAGATCATCATCTATAGAATCGTACGTTTTAAGACTATAATGTATTGTAATCTCATTTGTTTTTTCACTTACAATAGAACGAAATTCATGTAAACATATATCAAAGCAACTTTTTATATGTTTCATTGTTTGAATGATATCTTCATGAATGGATTCCATTTTCTTTGTCGATTTATGATGTCAATTTCGTACGCTTATACACTTATTTTTATTTATTTATGATGTACGCTTAAAATGAGTATTACTTTATACGGTGATATTCAAACAACTTATAGATGTCCTTATATTCTTTTCTATTTTTTTTCTATTTTTCTATTTTTTTCTATTTTTTTCTATTTTTCTATTTTTTGGATAATTTATGATAAAATGTTTTCATTTTGATTTGTGATATCTTGTACAATAAGTTCTCCGTCTTTTTCAACAAGTCTAAAATCCCCAATTTGTATATATGGTGTTTGTACCCCCTTCATGTGGGTAGCCATTCCATCACCTGTAAAACTATGTGACGGTACAGTAGATGATCCCATATTGTTCATCAGTTTTAATTGTGAAGATGATTTGGGTAAATCTATTCTTATATTCTCATTACCCGTACTTATTTCATATGGTTGGTCGATTGTAGCAAATGTAAGTTTTCCTCCTGGTGTGATTGTCATAGTATTATTAATTTGTGCATTAAGTACATCTATTCCATCTTGTGAAGGATCGATATTATTATTTCTAATTTTGAATTTTTGTGTTGCTGTGTCAAAACCCATAGTATAATCTCCAATAATATTTTTCATTTTTTTAATTGATTCTTGTATAGGTTTGATAGCATTTTCAGTTTCTTGCTTAAATTCATTCCAATTTGCAAAATCCCCTTCTAATATATCAACTTTATCATCTAATGATTGGTGATTTTCTTTTATGATATCAATTTCTCCTCCTAATTCATCTTCTAAATCGTTAAGAAGTTTAATAACATCTTCGTTATTGACAGTTGTAGAAGGTAAACGATCATTTAGTTCATCTATTTCATCTTTAATTTTTTCTTCTAAGTCGTCAATATTACCTTCTGCTTTTTTGATTTTAGATTTAACAATTTGTATTTTTTCTTCAACATTTTTATCTAAATTATCTATACGATCAGTAATATCACTTAATTTTTTAAGCATTTCTTCCTTTTGTTTTGAGATTCTTTCATGATTTGCGTTTGTTTTCATTGTTATTTTTCTGTCTAAGTGACGATCTGTTTCAGTTTGACGATTTAAACGATCATTATTTGTATTTTTTATTTTTGAAATGGAATCATAAGTTCTTATATAAAAAAGAACTAAAAGACCGATAATGAGAATAATTGATAAAATAACCAAATAAAGAAAAATCATTTATTCTAATAAAAGAAAAATTTGAAACAATATAAGTAAAAATTGTGATCACACATATTCAAGAAAAACAAAAGCACAAAACCTTTTTACGGTGATCCAAACCTTTGCTATTTTATTAAAATAATGTCTGATAACATTCCTAAGTTCAGTATTTCTAAAGAAGAAATGAATGCAGATATTTTTACTATCAAAGAAGATTGCTATCATAGTAAATCTGAAATAGAATTGGGTGAACAAGTTGGTATTGAGATGGATGGTCATGATGGATATCAAAAAATTTATGAGTATTCAATTGAAAAAGGTCAACCAACTTGGAAGTTTGTGAACATAGTTAAAGCTGAAGCTGAATCTGAATCTGAGACAGAAGAAGAAAATGATGAAGAGAACGATAAGAGTTCGGTGACTGGTATTCAAAAAGATAATTCCACTGCAGCAAGAATGACTCCAGAAAATATTGAAAATTCTGATAAAGATGATGAGATAAATAATGCAGAGTCTGAAGATAAAACACCTAAAACAAAGAATGACAACAAAAACAAAAACCGCAAAAACGATGACAAAATTAAGACAACCAAAACAACTAAGACAGATAAGACAGATAAGACAGATAAGACAGATAAGACAGATAAGACAGANAANACAAAGACAACCAAATCAACAAAGTCTAACGTTAAGAAAGCCGAGACTAAAAGTGAAAAATCAAACGATACAGATGATAATGGTGAGAATACTGTGAATGATGTGAAAGAGACAAAAAAAACACGACCTGAGAAAAGAAATGGTAACAAAGAAAAATTGAATACCAAAGATAACAAAGAACGTAAAGAACGTAAAAAACCAAATTCCAAGAAAAAAGATGTTCACTCAGAATCAGATGATGAAACTAATGAAGAAAACACCCCAGAACCAAAAGTGAACACTAACGAGTTGATCATCAAAAAGACTAGCCTCACCAAGTTTTCAAACTCTATGAAAAGTTTTAAAGAAGAAATTGAAAAAAATGATATTGACCTGGCTTTGAAAACTCATTTTGATGAAGTGTATAATACATTCACAAAGACTATTTTACTTGTTTTGGAAGATAAGAAGAAATCCAAGAATATTAAGAAAAAGAAAGAACCAAGTGAGTATAATATATTCATTTCTAACACACTTAAAATGATGAATTCTGAAGAAAACGAGTATAAATCATTAGCTCCAAGAGAGCGTATGTCAAAAGCAGTTGAGCAGTGGCATGCAATGAAAAAGAAGAATGATGATTCTTCTAATAATATTAAGAAGAAAGGAAAGATTGTAAATGAGTCTGCAGCAGAATCTTCAACAGAGGCATAAGATGATTGTAAAGATTTACTGATTTCAAGAAGAATTTGATAAAGTATTATTTGAAAGTTTATTTGACATTTTTTATTTGAAAACTTACAACTTGAAACTTAATACAACATATAAAAATTACAAATCAGAATTTGGTAAAAACATAAGAGAAGGGAAAAAACGTAAATCTAACTTTTCTTTTTTTAAATTCTTTTCATAATTTTTTATAATAGTAGAAGGAATACCAGGAGATCTATCTGTTAAAGAATCTATCGTTGTTTTTATTGTTTTTACATATTCAACGAGATTCACATACGTTTTTCCATTACATTGATAAATATATAATTGCATATGAATATCATTTTTCAATTTAGAAAATTCTCCTGAATAAAAACCATGATCTCTTTCTAATTGATTAAAATTAAAATAACGATGTAATGTCATTAATGTACCCGAAACAAGACTTAATGCTCCAAAAACAATAGGTGTAACTCTAGCATTTGTTTGGCTTGATTCACCAGATGTACCTATATTTGATGCACCTCCTACTGTAGATAAAAGAATAGATGTTATAGATACAACATTTCCCCAAAATTTATAATATTGACTACTTTTTCCATGTAATAAAGAATTCCTTTCACAAAATTTATGCCAATCTATCAATAATTTCTTTAATTTTTCATCAATTTCTAAATCTTCTTTTTTTGTATTTTCTATCTCTATCTCTTTCTCTTTCTCTTTCTCTTTCTCTTTCTCTTTCTCTTTCTCTTTCTCTTTCTCTTTCTCTTTCTCTTTCTTGAGCTTTTTCTTGATTGGTCTTCATCATCACTTAATCTCATTAAGTATTTTCTTGATCCAAACTTGTCAGCATGATCAACATTTTTAAGTGAATTTTTAGAATTATTTCTTGTTGGAGCTCTATGTTTACGTGAATTTCTTGAAATAAAATTGTT